CATTCATTTAATGCAATAAGTGCATTTATTACTTCGCTTAAATACAGGAACAAAACTAACAATAGTTCTCGCCATTCTCAGAAATATTTTCTTATATATTTGACGATATACCACTAGTTATTTATAGTAATATCTAATATTATGACAGCTTGATATAACAATATATTAATTTAATAAAAAAAACAATGGAGGATACACCATGTTATTAGAGGAATTACACGTGTACTACGGCAGTTATGCTGAAATGGCACGAAAGCTCGAGTTAGGTGTAACTACATACCTTGGATGGCGTAAAAAAGGATATATTCCTTGGGAGACACAATTAGTTCTCGAACAAAAGACAAACAAGCGCTTTAAAGCCAACAAACAGCACGGCAAGCCCAAGGGGTGAACATTGTATTCGTAAGTTGATCCTTCTCCGAATTTTTTTGCATTTATTTCTCTTGCGAGAAAAATTGGTGAACGTTCTGGGGATGATCGGTTGATAAACAACAGCACAAAGATGTATAGTATCAGCATGTTCGCCGCTACTACGAAGTAGGGTAACATGATGATTTAAAGAAAAATGAAAGGTAATTTTGGGCATCCTGCCCAAGGACTATAACAGTACTAAAGATTTGAATACCACTCCGCCAAGATTGCGTATTCAATTTAAATAACCATAAGACCAAAAGATTGGCAACTTAGGCTTTTTGTCTTTGCGCTCCAAGCGCAAGCAGTGCGGTTTAAATGATTATGAAAAACCAACACAACTGTAATGAAATTATAAAATCCCAATACAGGTGCAATTATATGCAAATCACAAATCACTACACAGGCGTAATAACATGCAAATCACACATAACTACGAGTGCAATGATACTATGAAACACGCCTACGATACAAATATAGTGAGCTTTTTTTCACATTTCACATCAAATTATTTTAACCACATTACTGAAAACCCGTATTCAGGTAACAACCTTTATTCAGTCTCATTTCACAAAACGGTGAAATTCTTTAGGGAAGGGGGCGAATCTGCATCCCTGACTGACCCCAGAAACCATTCTTTAAGCCAAAAGACCTTCAAAGCCTTGTGGTTATCCATTTGTGAAAAAACCCAAATGCATTTAGGAGAATTCACAAATCAATTTGCGCCCAACCAGACCCCAATACCAAATACTGAATCAAATATAAATACAAAAAGAAAGCGAGGCTTTTAAAATGACCAAACAACTACATAACCCCAAAGCGCATGTCGCAGCCGTATACATTCCTTGCTGGCTTATTCAAGTCTCAAACAAAACCTTATCCTTTGCGGCAAAAATGTTATATGGGCGGCTTGCCCAATGGAGCAATAGCAAAGGACAGGTTTATCGTTCGGTTACTCAATTAGCAAAAGAGATTGGTGCGGAGAAAAGACAAATTGATCGTTACATTAAAGAACTTAAAGATGTAGGGCTAATAGGAACTTTTCAGCCACAAAAGGGCGGCGTAAACCATTTTGAGTTTTATAATCATGACTGGATGTATCACCCTATAAATGAACAACTTTCATACAACAACGACCCCACGACAAATTTGTCGTTACCCCACGACAAATCTGACGTTACCCCCACGACAAATTTGTCGTCCATAAATATAAAAGAAATAAAAAGAAATAAAAATAATATAAAAACAATAGGCGCTTCTATCGAATCGCCAAATTTTGACTATACTGGATCTGATGGGCAACAGGATGAAAAACAAAAGTCTGATAAATACGACACCCAAGCTGAAAATGGAAAAAGTGACTTGCAAGCCATTGAATCAGATATAAATCCCCCTAAGTCTGATTATTATTACAATCAGGCTAATAATCAATCAGATAGCAAATCAAATAAACCATATGACATAAAAAACCTTCAAGAAGAAAATATTTTTAATATTTCTGAGCAGCTTCTTCAGGATTGGATAACCAACCGCAAGAAGAAAAAGGCACCTATCACCAAAACTGCATGGACCAAGATCAACAAAGAACTTGCCAAATGTAAAGAGCAGGGGATAGAGCCAATCGATGCGTTTGAAAAAATGGTTGCTCATGGATGGCAGGCGCTTGATGCAGAATGGTTTTTCAAGGAGAAGAAGGGCGCAGGTAGCTTTCAGTGGGATGTTGACGCTGTGTTGAGGGCTTAATCATGCAGCATATTTCTAATCTGCTAAATACTTCATCAATCCCTGTGCGGCGCGAAGAAAGCAAGCAAGATAATGCGTTAGACCCTCATGCGACCGATGTTGTAAACAAATTGTTTGCATTCTTCTACAGCGTTTGCCGAGGCTTTGACAAGCAATACCAAGACCCTAAGCGTCTTAACATTGAGAAAACCCAATGGATTAGAGCTTTTATGGATGTTGGCTTTAACAATTTGGAAAAAATCCAACTTGGAATTAAAAATTGTCGCCTAGAAAGCCCCATCAATACCCCAACAATTGGTCAATTCATCAAGTGGTGTACACCACAGCCAAAAAACATTGGGTTGCCCGCTCCTGAACAAGCTTATGAAATAGCAATTCATATCAACCAACAATTTTCAGATTACAAACCGACATGCCAAAAAACTTATACCGTAATTCGCCATGTAATCAATCAAATAGGCTCAATGGAATTTCGCTCTATGAGCGCCGACAAGGCATTTAAAACATTTGACCGCTACTACTCCATTACCTGCAATCAGTTCGTCGAAGGAAGGCTGCAAGAAATCCCAAAATCGATAACAGAAAAGCCAGATGAACACCCTTATGACAGGGTTTTGGCAAATGAGGCAAGATTGAAGGCGATGGAGGCTATAAGAAAAATGGGTATTCCCATAAGTGTAAAGAAATGAACCGGGCACTTTGGATTACCCGTAAAAATTATCTTTGTTGCTTAATCAGGGAAATTTCAGAAGGACATGGTGGTGATGATATTGAATTTTTACGTCTTCATTGCAAAGAAGTTATTGCCAATTATCCAGATGAAAAAATAGAAGAAGCCATAAAGTGCTATGAAGAATTGAAAGGGCAGTTAAAATATCAATCAGAAAGGAGTCTAAAGTGAAAAATATATCGGGAGATAAAGCAACTAAATTTGTAGCATGGCTATCCTGTGTTAAAGGTTTTCTACCTGCTAGCATGACACTTGAAGAAGCAGCAGAAATATTTTTACGTCGCTGTAATGAAGAAGAGGTTATGAAGCATGAAAAGAAAGACGCTTAATGCCTTAGAGTGCGAAGAAATCATGGATTGTATGAAAGTTTTATATGGAAATTATGAGGTCAAGGATGACAACAAAACTTCAAATACCAACAGAGAATCAAGAGCAAAAGTGGTTAGTAAAGTGGTTGAGTTTGCACCCGATACTGAAAAACTTTTATTGCAAAAATAATAACGAAGGTAAACGCACAGATGTACAGGGATATAGCTTAAAGTTAATGGGGTTGCGTCCTGGTGTTTCTGATTTATTTATTTGTTGGCCGACAAACACTTATCATGGTTTATGGCTGGAAATGAAAAGAAACAAAATGTTTGTCGGCCAACAAATAAATAATACACACCCTCGGAAATGCGAACTGACACATGGATGGCGCAAGAAAAATTTCTTAAAGATATGCAAAGTGTTGGCTATGCTGGTTATTTCTGTTATGGTTGGGGGGATGGTAAGCGAGTTATCGAAGACTATCTTTATTCATAAAAAGTCCTTATATAGTTAAATTTCCACTCCTGTTATAAATTAACCCGCTTCGGCGGGTTTTTTTATGTCTAAAGTATTGCTATCAGTATGTTTTGTGCGAAAATGCATGCGAAATAGTTCGCAGATTTCTTACCTGTGATAACATAAAAAAATAATAGACGGTCAAGGACGAAGGACATGCCGAAATTTAGCCAGGAATCATTCTCAAAGCTATCTACATGTCATCCAGACTTACAAGCTTTGTTTTACGAAGTGATTAAATATTTCGATTGCACTATTTTGCAAGGTTATAGAAATCAGGCTGATCAAGAAAAAGCTTTTGCAGAAGGAAATACCAAGCTTCATTATCCCTACGGCAACCACAATAAAAATCCTTCAATGGCTGTAGATGTCACACCATACCCCATTAATTTCAATGACGCGAAGCTTTCTACCTGGTTTGGTGGATATGTAATGGGGATAGCCCAAAGGCTAAAAGAAGAGGGTAAAATGACCCATTCTGTGCGATGGGGTGGTTCTTGGGATGGATTGGGTAAGCTTGATAGAGCAGGGCAGCTTAATGATGCAGACCACTTTGAACTGATTGAATAAGGACATTGCTATGGAAATGCTAAAGAAGCTTATGAAAAATAGCCCAAGCATAGCAATTTCCATTCCCGCTATTTTATGTTTTGTTCAATTTGTTTATGAAGTTATAGAAATATTTGAAACCGGCGAATTTAACATGAATACAATTAATCAACTTGCTTCATCTGCCAATGGTTTTGAGGCGGTTTGTTTGTTTATTATTATGCTGGTGTTAAAAGAAAAAAAGTAATGATAAGTCATTTTTCACCCACTAAAGGATTAGTGATATGCCTATGAAAGGTTCAAAGCGTCAGCAACAAATTCCAAATAATGTTGGAAGACCTAGTAAATTTACCCCCGAACGTCGCGCAGCCATTATAGACGCCATTTCTCATCGAATCCCCTATGAATTAGCAGCTGAGGCAAATGGCATAGCTGAGCGCACTCTACACCATTGGCTGGATGTTGGATATCAACACCAATTGGATGGTTTAGACACTGATTACACAGAATTTTTGCAGTCAATCAAAAGGGCGGAGATGACAAAAATACGCGAACACGGCGATATTATTGCTGCTCGCCCTGAGCGTTGGCAGGCTGATGCTTGGATATTGGAGCGTAGATGGCCCAAGCATTATGGCAATAATACATTGCTGAAAGAGCTTAATGAGAAGATGAACAAGATGATGGGTGTTAAGAATGAAAACACTGTTGAAGAAAGTAGTGAAGGAAATGATTAAGCTGAATAATAAGGTCGAGGAACGCAAAGAAAGATTGCAACTTATCAACGTAAAAAGAGGAAATAATTATGGGCGCTAAATATACATCCCCCAAGCCAGATGGCTATCAAGCAACACGTAACAACATATATCTTGAACGTGAACAAAAGAAGGAAATACGCACATATGTT